TATGGAAGTGGATATGACCATCACTTAGCAATGAGAAATAATGGTACAACTTATTCTCGTATAGGTTTTGCGGGTGGGGCATTCATAGGTGGTGATTTAACTACTGGTGGAAATGTATATTCATATAGATTTTACGATAGAGATAATACGGGATACTATTGTGATCCAGAAAATGTATCATTATTTAGACATTTAATTGCACAAACCGCATCATCTTATATTAGATTAGATGCATATAATAATCAGGGCTATTTCGGAATGAACAACTCAGGTCAATATTGGGGTTTAATAGGTAACTATGGCTCGCAAGATTGGAGAATTGGATATGGTAGTCCTCAGAGTATGGTACAATGGAACTTACGTTGGGATAACGGTTCTACTGTTTGGGCAAATGGTTCGTTTAGAGCACCAATATTTTATGATAGTGATAATACAGCATATTATACTGACCCTAATGGTGGTTCTTATTTGAGAGGTAGACTAGACGTAGCGGGCGGACATGGAAACTCATCACTTAGAGTAACTGCTATTGGTGGTGAAATGGGTACTGGTACTCCATCTTATTTACAAATGTGGGTATCTGAACCTGGTGTGACTTGGAACGATGGTGGGTTTGGATATAACGTAACAAATGACGGTGGTTCTCCTAATGGATTTGGTAGAATAAATACCGGACAGGGACAGGCTTATATGAGATTCAATACGTCTGGTAATACATATTTTTATAATACAAACACAAGTGGTACTCGTTATTCTACAATGGAATGGTATTCAGATGGTACGGTTTATGCAAATAACTATTTAACTGGAGGTAACTCATTAAGAGCACCAATATTCTATGATTCAGATAATACTGCATATTATGTAAACCCTAATGGTACTGCTAGATTATCTTATGTAGTAGCAAATGGTGGTATTAGAATTGATGCAAACGAAGATTTATACTTAGATTATAACTACGGACAATCTCATGTGGGTGTTTATACATCTGTAAGATATCAAGGCGTATTCTCAATGGGTAATTCATATAAACCAGCATACGATGGTACATCTTTGAATAACTTGTATGGTATAGCTTGGTCACATCCAAATACAGGAGGACAAGCTAGTTATTTGAATGACCACGGTATGATTGTAGCAAACTATGGTACTACATTCGCAGCAATTTCTTCTAGAATTTGGGCAAGAGACCAAATGAACGCACCAATTTACTACGATAGAGATACTGGTTACTATTTTGATGGTAATGGTGAAAGTAACTGGCAAGGATTAACATTATATGGTAAAAATAGAATTGGTTTAGACGGAAAAACCAATTTTAGAAGAAGTGATTATACCGGAGATAGCAACCACTGGACCGGTGTAAGAGGATGGGGTACTACTTCATTCAATGATATGATGAACTGGGGTTCTGGTTGGGGTGATAGCTGGGGTGGTATTGGGCAATCTCCTGGAGATACTTCTCACTATTTAACTGCACAAGTATATCACTATTCATATTCTGGATATGGATATGGATGGCAATTGACAGGTGGTGTTACTGATTCATTATGGTGGAGACATAGCTGGCCATATCCTGGTGGTTGGTTTAAAATTGCTATGTATGATAACTCTGCATCTGCGGGTGGTGGTTTGTATGCCGGTGCATTCTATGATTCAAATGATAGTGGATATTATTTAGACCCTAACTCAACATCAGACCAAGCATTAAGAATTAGAGGTGGTGCATTACATGGGCCTAACCCAACTTGGGGAGCATATCTTTATGTTGGTGCAAATGGTAGACCTAATAGCTGGGCATCTGTTGTAGCAACTAATGGTAACTTACACTTAGATTGTCAAAACGGATATGAAACATATATCAACCACTATTCTGGAAATAGAACGTATCTTTATGAAATAAGAACAAACTTTATTTACGATAGAGATAATACTGGATACTATTGTGACCCTCAATCATTTTCTCAATTTAGTAGTGCAAACTTTAATAACTACATAGAATTTGCTAGACTAAGACCAATTGGAGTTGGTGGTAACTCTGGACAAGGTACTAATCCGTATGATATCTTCCAAGAAGGTGGTGGATGGGGTTATCCTTATCCGGATTTAAGAATTGCATTTCATACTGGTATTAAATTGGGAGCAAATGCTGGTTCGTATGAAGGAACTAGAGTTTATTCCGATTACGATATGAGTGATTTGTGTATTCAATTAGCAGGGGGTTCAAACTATTCATTTAAGTATAAGTGGATGTACACAAATAATACTGGATTTTATTCAGATTATAATGGTGCACACTGGTATCCAAATGATATTACATACGGTGCTTGGAGAATGAATGGTAATAGAAATGGATGGTATGGGCACGCAATTGATTCAGCATATCTACCTCACTATATGTGGGAGAGTGGTAATGGTGGAATATATTTACAAAATGCTGGAAGATGGGTATTGTATCATTCATTAGGAAATAACTGTACCGGAATGGGTACATCTGCAACCGCAGGTGGATACGCAATATATTGTAATGGGGGAGTCTATGCAACAGGTAACATTGTAGCTTATTCGGATATAAGAAAGAAAAAAGATGTTGTTACAGTTGATAATGCTTTGAATAAAATTTTAGAATTAAGAGGTGTTTACTATACTAAAATTTATAATGAACATGATACAATTCCAGATGGTGGTGCTGATAAAAGACAATTAGGAGTAGTTGCGCAAGAAGTTAATGAAGTAGTTCCGGAAGTTGTATCATATACAGAACATTTAGATGAGTATGCGGTAGCGTATGGTAACTTTGCTGGTTTATTTATTGAAGGATTTAAAGAACAACAAATTATTATCAATAAGCAAGCCGATGAAATTAATTTACTAAAAGAAGAATTACAAAAAATTAAAGATTTAATACTTAATATTAATAAAGAATAGATTATGGCACTTTTAAAAGATTACGAATTACCAGGAACTGGACTAATTGCACCAAATGCATATCATGTTGTTACAAATGTGAAGGTTGAAAAAAGAATGGCAGACTTCAAACCACCCGTTGACCTATCTATGCCAGATGGATTGACACCAATGGATAGAAGCATAGGTACAGAGGTATATTGGGCTGCTGGATATACTGCAGAAGTAGCAGTAACTATTTATAAAGATAAAGCAGCCAGAGATGCGGATGCAAAGCCGATTGGGTTCATGGGAATCAATCCAGCTGATAATAAATATGGAGTATCAATTGGTACTGAAGGAATGGACCACAAATGTAAATTTATGTTAGAAGTACCATCTGAATTAGACCATATAGCACAAGCATATAGACACCTTTTAACTACTGATTATTATAGTGGTTCATTAGAAGTGTAAAAAAAAAATAGATATATTTATACAATATAAACACAATTATTATGGGATATACATACGAATGGAAGTTAATAGGGCTTAAAAAACAAAATAGCGCTAATATAAATGATGCCGTTGTTGGTACAAATTGGAAATTAACGGCTACAGATGAAGATGGTAATGTAGGTACTTTTACCGGAGCAACACCGTTCAATATTAACACAATAAACACAGCTAGTTTTACAACATATAATGATTTAACAGAAACACAAGTTATTGGTTGGATTAAAAACCATGTAAGTGGTTCAGCTTCTACAAATTATTGGCCACACATAAATGGAGTAATTGAAAAACAAATAAATGATAAAAAATGGGTTAAGTTAGAAGTTGCTGAAGTAGACCTACCGTGGTCACCAACATCTGGCAGTGTAACTCCATATATAGCTGAAGCAGCTCCTGTTTAAACAAAATACAAAAATATAATTGTAGATTGTAATATCGATTCTTAATAATTAATTTGTGTTTTGAATATTTTGTTTATATTTATATGAGTATTACTGTAAGTTATTACTAATACAAACTTAAAATACAAATCGAAGAAATAAAATGGCAGAAAGAATCGTATCACCTGGCGTATTCACAAGAGAAAATGACCTATCCTTCTTAGCTCAAGGAGTTGGAGAAATTGGAGCGGCATTTATAGGACCTTTTAAACAAGGACCTGCATTCGTTCCAACAATCGTAAGAACACAATCAGAATTTGAAGATATCTTCGGAACACCTGATGGAACTTATTATACCGAATACGCAGTACAAAATTATTTAAGAGAAGCTGGACAAGCAACAATCGTAAGAGTTGCCGGAATTGGTGGTTACTCACAGGCAGCACCTTTGGGTATATTGGCATCCGGTTCTCAAGGCAAAAAAATAGTTGGAGTTTTATATTCAACTAATTTTGGCGATGAGGGTGTTGGATTTTTAAATGCTTCTACTAATATTACAAGCAGTGTATCAATATCTGGTTCATTTGTAATATCAGGATTCATTAGTTCTGGTTCTGGAGTAGCTAGTGTATCGGCATCAATTTTTCAAGAAGCTACAAATGATATTTCTGATGTATTTGGTGAATCTCCATTCGGTGCTAAAGCAGCTTATGGATATTTGTATTTTGAAAGTTCATCATTAGGATTTAAAAATGATAGTGCTTTACAAGGTGTACGAATATACGAAGTTAACTTACCAACACAAGTGTATGGTGATGCTAGTGAAGCAGAAACTCCAATCGTAGTATCTCAATTAATTAGTGGTGAAAGATATAACTTATTTAAATTTGAAACAATAGGACATGGTACATTATATAATACTAAATTTAAAGTTGGTATTTCTAATGTAAAAGCGGCTGGTGAAGATGGTTCAACTGATTATTCAACATTTACTGTAACCATTCGTTCATTTAGTGATACTGATAAGAGAAAGAGTGTAGTTGAAACATATAATAACGTAAACTTAGACCCTGCATCTCCTAACTATATAGCTAGAAGAATTGGCGATAGAAAGTTAACAATCGATTCTAATGGAAAATTAACTGAAACTGGTGATTACTCAAATAAATCAAACAATGTAAGAGTGGTTGTATTAGATGCTAATTCTAATATCTTAGGACCAGGTTCTTATCCAATATCGGCAGCACCATTTGGACACGCAGCATATGTGAATCCAATTAAAACAAATTCTACAACTCAAGATGCATGGGTGCCTGCTGTAAATTACCAAACAGGTTCAGCAAACAACACATCATCATCTCCGGTTTATTTTTCTGGATTTGATTTTGAAGATGCATATAAAGCAATAGATAACAAACAATATTTAAAACCAATTCCTGATGGAGCAGTAGCTGGTGCTAACGTAGTATTCGCATTTGATTCACAACTATCATATGTAATGACTGGTTCGGCATCAACTGATATGGTTAAAAGACAATTTGTATTAGGATTTCAATATGGGTTTGATGGTACTAATCCAACCGTAAGAAAAGCTAAGGCTGGTGATACTGATTGGGGAAATTCAAACACACAAGGATTTAATTGTTCGAACTCATCACAAAATGGTTCAATAGCATATACTAAAGCAATCAACGCAGTATCTAATCCTGATGAATATGATATTAATATGGTGGTAACACCTGGTATTGTAAGAAGCCTTCACCCATCAGTTACTTCTAAAGCAATAGATATGGTTGAGGAAAGACAAGATTGTTTCTATATCGCTGATTTCAACGATTATGATGATACAATTACTGAAGCAACTGAGCAAGCAAATTCAGTAGATTCAAACTATGTAGCAACTTACTATCCTTGGATGAAAACAATTGATAGTAACACAAACAAACTTACAACAGTTCCACCTTCTACATTATTACCTGCAGTATATGCAGCAAACGATAGATTGGCGGCTGAGTGGTTTGCACCTGCAGGTTTGAATAGAGGTGGTATTACCGGAGCAGTTAGTGTATTGAATAGATTAACACACTCTGAAAGAGATACTCTATATGAGAACAAAGTAAACCCAATTGCGGCATTCCCTGGACAAGGTATTGTAGCATTCGGACAGAAAACATTGCAAGATAAGGCATCTGCTTTAGATAGAATCAATGTTAGAAGATTACTTATCAACTTGAAAAAATTCGTTGCATCAACATCTCGTTTCTTAGTATTCGAACAAAATACTTCTACAACTAGACAAAGATTCTTAAACACTGTGAACCCTTACTTAGAATCAGTACAACAAAGACAAGGACTTTATACCTTTAAAGTTGTAATGGATGAAAGTAACAACACACCTGATGTAATTGATAGAAACATATTAGCAGGACAAATTTTCTTACAACCGGCTAAGACAGCGGAATTTATCGTAATAGATTTCAACATCTTACCAACTGGAGCAAGTTTCTCAGCATAATACGAAAATAAAGGAAGTAGATATTTATTAATATAAAATAAAAGGATAATAAAATGGCAGAAATATTAGAGTTTGACAAGATGTTCTATACGAACTTCGAACCTAAAATGAAAAATAGATATGTGATGGAGATAGATACTATCCCTTCATATCTTGTAAAGGCAATGAACAGACCTACAGTTCAGTTTGAAACAATTTCTTTAGACCACATCAACGTTAAAAGAAAATTACAAGGTAAAGCTGATTGGCAGGATTTGACTATAACATTGTATGACCCAATTGTACCTTCTGCAGCGCAAAAGGTAATGGATTGGATTCGTTTAGGACATGAATCGATTACTGGTAGACGTGGATATGCAGATTTCTATAAAAAAGATATTACTTTCTATTTGTTAGGA